ATCCGGCTGTTTCAGCCATTGCTTTTAGATGTCCGAACTTTCCAGCTCCTTTTCCATACCAACCTCCCGGCCCCTTTTTATAATCGCCACTTCTCCACGGCGCAAGATCTTGAACCATACCAGCCGGTAATCCTGCCAGTTGTTTTCTGGTAATCAACTGACCCATAGCGTGTTCAAGCTGATTGTATCTTTTGAGTCCCGGAGTTTTTTCTATGGCTTTTGCCATTGGATTAACAAGATCAGCGTTCTTAGCACCAAGAGCTTTCATAGCACCTTGTGCGCCTTTAGCCCCTATCATAGCCGCTCCAGAAACACCTCTGGTTGGACTCATAACGTTTAAGGCTGTGTAGATGGCTTGATCTGCGGCATTCATTAAGCTGGATCCCAGTCTTGAATCTCCGGGTACTTTCTCTGCTAATCCCGGTAGAAAACCAGCCGCACCCCTTAAAGCATCATCCACAGGTTCCATAACCTTGCCTACATTTTCTAAATAACTCTGACCTGTCTCAGTTTTGGGCTGATAAGTCCAGTCTTCAGTACGTTGTCCTACAGTGGGTAATATGGTATCTTCAGAGAGTTTTAGCCCCGGATACTTCTCCTTCTGTTCTGCCGTTCCGCGACCTCTAAGAGTTTCAATCGCACTTCCGGGTAGTCCGGCAACCGTTGCCCCTAGTCCTGTAATAATAGACAGACCTACCTCTGAAGCCCCTATAACAGCGTCCAGAGCTTTCTCAGCAGGTATACCAATCTCTACAAGTTTAGAGAATACAGTTCTACGCTTCTCATCCAAAGAATAAATCCTCTTCCTTCTTACGTCTGTTGACTAAACCTGCCATTCTCTTTCCACCACTCTTAACCCAACCTTTCTCCTTTGAGAATGCCTGTTTACGGAACTCATCCATATCACCGGCATTTAGGGCCGCTAGAGCCTTACTTCCTTTAAATGAACTTCTTCCTACATTAAATATTAGAGATGTTAAAGCGGCACGTTGGTTAGGGGTTAGATCGGCTGTAACAACCTCATCAAGATATTTACCTATTGAATCTATCTCACCTTTAAGCCATTTGTCTTCCTTAGCTTTAGTGGTGATCTCACCCTTCTTAGCCTTCCTACCGTACCCTATTCTATTGCTTTTATCTCCGGGATCATCAAATGTGGAGGGTTGATAGCCGCCTTCCCACTCTGCTATCTTATTAAATGCAGTTTCAGATGCGGCTTTTTGGTCTGCTTTTGGCGTTGGAATCTTTAATTCCTTTTTCTCTTCTGGGAATAACTTCTTCATACCACCTTTCTTGTTGGCAATATTAGCCCATTGTGAGAGGGCAGACTTCTTTGAACCAGAATCATACAAGTCTGACTTCTTAAACTTAGCTAACTGCTCACCAGTTACCGCAAGCTGTTTCTTACCATCCTTCATAAAGTAGGATTTACCCTGAGCTTGAGCCTCCTTTATTGAGGTGGGTTCCTTATTAACCACTTCCTTTACCGCTTTTAACCCTTCCTTTACTGGTGCGGGAATAAAGTTCCCCACTCCAGAGGACGCCGTGTCTTGACCCAATAAGCCCTGATCCCTAGATTTTCTATTTACATCCGCTAAACGATCCTGAGCCGCTATTGGATCTACACCCTGAATCACGCCTAATCTATCACTTAAAATACCTTTTGTTGACATTACCTCATTTTGGGTAAAAGGATTACTACCTACAACTTCCTCCTTTAGAGTCCCAAAATAGGGGTCATTGGGATCAGCCACTCCACCAATATTTACAGCATCTAACATATTGTGGGATCTATGCTCAACCCCCGGATTCCAAGTCCCATAGTTTCCTACAGCCTGTTCACCTGAATGCCCGACTTCATGGGTCATAGTATCCTCATATTGTTGCGGGGATATAGTTCCTTCAGGCAATATACGTATACGATTATTTCCACCACCCCAAGTAAAATCACCCCACTTATTGGTATCAAAAGCTGGAACTTCCTCAGCAGAGGTCATATTTAATAATCCGGCCTGATCTATACCCTGCAAATAAGGGTTACTGGGGTCATTTAAACCATATTGACCCTCCAGAATATCCATAGGATTCCTCAAAGATCCAAGATCTCTCCTTCTTTTTCTTTCAACAATGTCCTGTACTTGTGGTAGTGTTAAATATGCCATATTAGTGAACCCTAAAAATACCCTCCGGTTTGTGAGTAGGATATATAAAAAAAGAAAAAAAACAAAAGGGGGTCGCCGCCTCTGTCAAGACTCATTCAGCCAATCGGCCTATTTGATAGGGAGCTGAGCCGATAAGCCGACCGCGCAGTCTTGGTACATCTATAGGCAGTTTGCAAACTGGTTTAGAACTAGGGCAGAACCCAGAACCATAGAACCCAGAACCCTAGACGGGGTGGTGGTGTGGGCGGGCGGGATATCATATAGTGGTTGCAATCTAGATCCGGCTGAGTATAATGCACTCATCGGTCAACAAAAACATAGGAAATAGAACAATGGAACATACTAAAAACACTCAATGGGGACTAATCAGGGCCAGTCATATCAACGATGCAATACACGTTGACGTTGATGGTGAACCAGTAGATGAAGTAGGCGCACTAGATCAACGATTTATCAATCAATTCGCAGATATTAAGAGCGCACTAATTGGCGCAATTAATGAGGCTGAAATTGAATTGATTAGCATGGATTGTGATTGGTCGGAGTCCACAGAACAGCACAGATAGTTGCTAGATTAATGGTTAGTGATTATACTAGCCATTGATGTACCAACTATAACTGAGGAAATAACTATGAGTAATTACCACGTAACTGAAATCAGCAGTAACAAAAAGACCGGTAAAATGCCGGTTACAACGTCATCTAGTGATACATGTCCTAGTGATTGCCCACTCAAGGCCAATGGTTGCTATGCTAAACATGGTCATTTGGGTATGCATTGGCGTGCGGTAGACGCCGGTAAACGTGGCGGATCTTGGGCGGATTTATTGGCTAGTGTCCGGCGATTCGATCAGGGAATATGGAGACATAATCAGGCCGGTGATTTACCTATAGATGATACCTCTGGAATACGCGCATTAATTAAAGCTAATCGCAAAAAAGGTGGATTTACATACACACATCATAACCCCGCAGAACACTCCGACATTATAAAAGAATGTAATGACGGCGGGTTTACCGTCAATATATCGGCTAATAATCTAGACCAAGCCGACCAATACGCACAATTGGATATAGCACCAGTGGTAACACTGCTACCTGATGATAGTGCTAAGGTTAGATATACGCCAGCAGGTCGCAAGGTTGTTAGATGTCCGGCAGAAACTAGCAAAAAAGTAACGTGTAAATCATGTCGGTTATGTCAAAAAGTAGACCGGCCTATAATTGGATTTGTCGCGCATGGTAGCGGTAAAAAATACGCTGAAGCCGTAGCAATCAAAGAAAATATGCTTAATAACCTACCCATATACAGGAGCTAATTAAAATGGATAACTTTACTGAATTTGACACTGTAAACGTACAGCCTACCGGCTCATATAAAGACGTAATAAACGGGCAGAATGTGACGGTCACAGTATACCCAAAAGTTGACCCACGTCCTACAAAATGGAAGCTAATAAACCCCGTCCATATACAAGGGATTTATCCGCCAAGAGTAACGCACGCATCACGTAATGATGAGCTAGAAAACGTGTTGCTAGGCTGATCTTAAAGACCGTAGTCGGTAACGGAGGCACCTGTTCTGTGTTTCTGTTGCCGTCTGTAGTCTCTAGTGCTTTTATGTGTCTTGGCCCTCAGTCTGTTATGTTTAGCCACGTAGTTACGTTGGAGCCTAGCGCGACGTTGTGATTTTTTTTCTTCCGATGCCATAGTGTTGTATTTTTACAACAGTTAAGTTATAAGTGTCAATAAGACGTAGATGGTAGGGATACATCAATTATACGTTGTCTGTCCCATGCATTAAACAGTAGCGCATGCCAATCTACGGTAGAGCCGGAGCCTAGCCGGATTTTTACACCATCATTAACGACAGTTTGTTCCCGTCTTAAGGTTGTATAATTTACCATTACGTAATCGACTGCTAGTTGCTTGATGGAGCCACAGCCAAGGCTCATAATTGTTAGGTCAAGTCACCTATAACTAAATGGTATCAAAGAAAACATCTATTGTCTAC